GTTTACTTCCACGCGCGCTACGGCGTCGGCCGCCGTGAGGCTGTCTGCCGTAGTCAGGAACAAGTTCTGCGGGCCTGTTCCGAGGGTCGCCGCACTACCCCTAGGCTGGGGCGGTTGCTGCGGTGACTGTCGGAACAGGCCAGGCATCGGTCTAGTTGACTTCTCTGAAGGTGAGGCTGGCCGACCAGCCGGTGAGCGTGCCCGGAGTCCCGACGATCTTCACAATGAACGTCAGGTCAGGCGTGATCATGATGCGGGCTTCCGGCACCGGCACGTATAACCAGCCGTTCAGGACGTTGAACGAGTCGGCCAGGATATTGGTCACCGCGCCGCCGCCTTCTGCCGAAGCATCAACGCCGGCACTCGCGGCCGCCACGGAGGTCGAGCCGGTGATGCCCGAAGCGTTGCCGCCGACCTGTAGTGGCGACGGCGTGGCCGAAGTGAAGGTGCCGAACGCCGACGCCTTCTGGCCGAGCAGGATCCCGAGGTTCTGACTAACCGTCACGCCCTGCTGTGCAACGCGAACCTCGAGGATCTCGAGTATCGAAGCGCGGGAGGTGATCGCGGTGGCGGCGCGGACGCAGATGAGCGTGGCGTCGGCCACGATGGTTGTGTTGCTCATCGAAACTACGTAGTCGTGACCATCCATCAGGCGTTCCTCATTGCGGTACTAGCTGGGTATACGGTTGGAGGATGGGCTTGTGCAGCGTGCCGATGGAATACTCCGCGGCGGTGTTGCGTTCCTCGTACTCGTCCACGTACACCTTGTAGGTGTTGGTGGCGGTGTTGCCGATCTGGAAGAGAGTGAAGTCAGTCGCAGCGCGGGCAACGGTCTGGCCGGCCTGGGCGATGCCGTTGAGCTTGTAGTCGACGGAGTGCGTACCCGAGTCGGAGCGGAACATGAAGTCCAGATATACCCATTCGTTCTGAGGGAAGGCAGCCGAGTCGGCGCTGGCGGTCCCGGCGAAGGCTCGAAACTTGAAGCCGGTACGCAGCTGGAGGGTCATGGTGCCGCCGCCCGTGGTCTGGACGATGGACGCCGAACCCGACGTGTCCGTTTCCCAGTTGTAGTAGATGCGCCCGACGATGATGCGCGTGCCGCCGCCCGGTACGAGTGAGATGTACTTCGCCGAGCCCGTGCAGTCCAGTAGCAGGCTGCTGCCGCTGCGGTAGTAACGCACCGAAGAAACCGCCGGTGAGCCGAGCGAGGACCACGCCGAGAGATCGTCGAATGGGTCAACGCGGACGAGGCTCATGAGCGGTTGGTCACGGGGTAGCGGCCGAGGTTCTTACCGGCAGAGCTCGCAGCCTCGGAGAAGGTCACGGCATCGCTGGTTGACTTGATGCCGCCGATGATGGCTCGCGCTGCGCTGTCACCGAAGCCTATTGAGCCCGCCACCGGGCGCAGCCCCGCGAAGAGCCGCGCTCCTGTCTGCGCCACCGTCACGGCATCGACCGAGCCGCGGGCAACGCTGGGGTTGACCGAGGTCACGGTCAGGTCGTCCCACGCGAAGACGATCGGCAGGTTGCTTATTGTCCCGGTTTCCATGCGCAGGTGAACGGTGCCTGCCGCCAGTAGCACCGAGTCGGTCATGGCGAAGGTCTTCTGGAAGTCGACCGTCTCCGACGTGCCATTCAGCCAGGTCTTGACGCTCGTGGTCAGGGTCGTGCCGTCGTCCTGCATCCGGTATCTGATCCAGTACCGATCCGCCGCAACATAGGTCAGGCCGGTAGAGGTATCAGTGTCGAAAGTGGCCGAGCCTGCCACAACCTTCAGCAGCCGGACGTTGATTGCGCCCGTGGTGTGCACGATGCTGAACAGCATCTTGGTGTAGTTGCTGGCGTCGATGCGCCTGCCGAAGATGGCGAAGTTGGTAGCCGTGGAGCCGGTCGGCAGCTTGTCCGCATCGACCAGCACCAGCACGTCAGCATCGCGGGCCGCCACGCTGTTGAGTCCCTGCTGCATCGACGAGCTGCCTGATGGCAACGTCATGAGAGCCTTGCCGCCAGCGACGTCCATGTTGGCCGCCGTACCGCTGACCAGCGTCCACGCTCCACCCGTGTCAGCTGTGCCCCAGCCATCCGTGACCGGCGTCGAGAAGTCATCGGCGGCGTAGACGGTCGGCCCGCCTGCTGTGAAGTCGTAGGCTCCGATGTCCGCGCCGCCTGTGCCTGCGCCGATGGCCGGGCTGCCTGACTGCAACGTCCCGTCCGCGTTGAGCAATGGGTTCTGCGCCCATACGTCGTGATCGCCAAAGACGGACCCGGCGCGGAAGCTTGTCAGGCCAGCGGCGCTCAGGGTATAGGCCGCGCCGTTGAGGTCGATGCACAGCGGGTTAGCGCCGAACGGGGAGTAATAGAGGTTGTAGTCGAAGTTGGAGATGGTCTGATTGCCCACGATCTGGAATATCTGATTGCCGGGACTCGCGTTCGCCAGCGTGTTGATGATGATGTTGTCGTGGATGTCGAGGTTCTGGACCTGGATGTCACCGAACCCGCCGCCTGACCAGATGGCGACGATGACGCCCGGATCATTGCCGGTCGGGAAACCGTTGTAACGCCCGCCGCCGTCCATGACGAAGGTGTTGTGGTGGAACTGGTTGTTGTCGTTGGAGCGGATCAGGATGGCCGGACCGAGGGCGTTCGTGTTCAGGTCGCCGTGGACGTAGTTGTGGTGGAAGTTCCCACCGGGGAGGTCGTAGTAGCGGTTCGGGTCTTCGACCGGACCGGCTGCCGTGCCCGTCTCCATGACCGCTTCGTTGTCCCAGAACTCGTTCTCGTAGACCTCCCACGGACCGGAGCGGAAGGGCGTGAAGCCTTCGCCGTCGCGGGTGTAAACCGAGCTGTAGGTCGTGTTATTCCAGAAGCGGTTGCGGCGGATGATGGGCGGCGTGCCCGAGTTGAACACACGGTTGATGGTGACGCCGCTCGCGCCAGTGTCGTCACCCTCGCCGGCGACTCGGGCGTCCTGGTAGAGCTTGTCAAGATCGTGGATGTCGTTGTCCTCAACGAGGATGCCGTTGCAGGGTCGCGGTGATGCCCCTGACGCGGCACTCGTCCCGTCAACAAGAACGCCGATGCTGCCATGACTGAGGTCGCAGTTGCGAACGATGACGCCCGACATATGGCCGTAGATGCAGATGCCGCGGACCTCGCTGATGACGATGCCGTCGAAGGTCACGCCAGGCTGCGAGGTATAGGCGACACCGAGCGGATTGGCTGACGCCGTGTCGATGAGGACGCCCATGATGCGAATACTTTTGCCACCGGGAGCCACGCCGGCAGAAGGGATAACCGGAGCCGGTGGCGTATGGCGGAAAGTCAGTGAACCGCCCAGCGGGTTGACCCTGACAACCATGCCGTTGCAGTTCTCGAAGGCCCACACCCACGTCGCCGTCTGCGCGTTCTGGACGATGACGTCTTCGCCGGGATAGTTCTGGATCGTGATCGAGTTGCGACCGTTGACAAAGAAGTTGTCAGTGAGAACGCCGCCCGTTGAGCGGATCTCGACAACCGAGCCCGCTACAACGGCGGCGTCGTTGAGCGCCTTTGCCGTGGTCGCCCAAGGGGTAGCGGCGTTCTGCGCCTGGGCGGCGCTTCGGCTATCAACCCCTGTGGGCGACTCGGCAACGTAGAAGGTAGCCAAGACCTAGGACAGCGTGACTGTTTCAGTAACGGTCAATGTGTCGCCGTTGACCACGTTGGCGTCGGCGTTGAGGACGGTCTCAAAGACCATCACTCCGGCAGCGGTCAGGGTTGAGGCGGTGAACAGGCCCATCCGGTGGATGGCCGGGAAGGTCGCCGTGACGCTGAACGCCTTGGTCAGGGTGTAGGTCGACGTGCTGTCAGTGTGGGCGTAGGTGGCGAGCGCCCGCGAGCAACCGCCCGTGGTGATCTCGCCGGTGAGGGTCGTGTTAGAGGCGGAGGCTGCCGAGGCGTTCTCGGTCAATGCCATGTAGCGCGCCATCGCGCCACCGGGCATGATCCCGTAGTTGGCCGTTGATCCCGGCGTAGCGCCTGCCGAGTCATCGCCGTAGAACCAAGCGTCCACGGTCAGGACCGACGTCGAGTTGGCGCCGATGTTGCCCCACACCGGGGCGTTCGTGGAGTTCTCGGCGTAGACGATCTGGCCGATGTAGGCCGACGCCACGAAGGGCGTAGCCGTAGCGGTCAGGGACGTGGCGCTCGAGGCGGTGGCGATCGTGCCCGAGACACCGAAGCCAAGATGCCCACCGAGGGCATCCGCTACGTAGTCCTTGCCGCCGTTGGTGATGAGGTTGTAGCTGATGCCAAGCGGTTCGTACTCGGGCCGGTGACCCACGCCATGCGCGCAGTCCTGGTGAACGATCGAGGCGAAGACCTCGTTCGGCCCAAGATGCATCGTGTCGCGGGCGTGGACCTTTGGTAACGTGAGCTCTTTCACTGTCCGCTCTCCACCGGAAGGCCGTCCTCGACCGCCCGCTCTAGGCTCATCGGGGCGCGGCTGGCGCTCGCTCCGTATGGCTTGTGCTTGGCGATGTCGCTCTCCTCGAGCGCGTGGAACTTGAGCAGCTTCGCCTTCTCTGCAGCGGGCAGCTCGACGAGAACCTGCCAGTTGTCCTCGTCGTATTCCTTGAAGCCGGTAACTGGGTCAAAGTGAACACCCTTGCCGCAAACCCGACAGGCTGCCGGGACGCTGCGCTCGCCGGCTTCACCAGGCTCGGCCAGGTGCCCGCAGTTGACGCAGCGGAACGCGAACTTGACGCTCATACGTCGCTCCTCATGTTGCTGAATAACTAGATGGCATCGTGCCGGTATGGAAGACGGTCACGTCGTTGGTGCTCGTGGTGAGTACCTTGAGATGACCGCCGAAGTCGACGCCGCCTAGTGGGTAATACGTCCCAGCGGCCTGAGAGGCAGGCACGGTGATGATGGTCCGAGTCGCATCTGCGACCGAGAACGCCGTGGCGACGACGTTGTTGACGAGCACGCCGCCGAGCTGGCCCTGACTGCCGCAGGCGATGTTGCCAGCTGCGCAGCCGATGACGATGGTGTCAGGCGTGGACACTGCGGTCCAGCCGAGACTCGTGGCCGATACCACCGTGCGGAACACCTGTGTCCCAGTGGCAACGGTGCCGGCCAACGGCGTAATAACTTCGCTGATGGCTCGCCCGGCGAGGTCCGTGCCGACGATGGTGATCGTGCCCAGCGTGTCAGCGCCCGCGACCGTCGTGTGAGTGATCGTCACCAGACATCCACCTGACCACACGGGCGAAGCGTTGGCGATGGTGTACGGCGTGAGGCTCATGTTCGTTGACGTGACGAAGCGGTTGGTGACCGCTGCCGTGGTAGCGGCGGTGTTGGTGAAGGTCAGGCCCACGTCAGCCCTGGCCCTTCATGCCCGCGAGGGTCATTGCCTTGCCTTGCAGCTCGGGATCCGGCGGCGGTGCCGCGTTGCGCTTCTCCCCAGGTGCAGCGGTGGCCTGCTCAATAACGCCGCCGTAGCTGCGAACCACGAGCGGGCCGAAGTGCGACGGCCACTTCTTGGCGGCGGGATCGTCGGCGTCGACAACCTCGCCCTTGTGGAACTCGAACAGGTCCCCGGCGAACGACTCGGTTACGACGAGATAGGTCGGCTTCGACGCCATGCTTGGCCTCCATTGCGAGAGAGGGGTGACCACTCCGGCCACCCCTCTCGGATTGACTACAGGAAGCGGAGAGTTCGACCAGCGTCGACGTTGATCGGCTTCGCCGTGTTGCGGTACATGAAGTAGAGCGCCTGCTGGCCGGTTGCCAGGGCAGACGAGTTGAAGATGAACGGAATGAACTGGACGCTCATGCCGATCCTGTCAACGATGATGTAGGACTGTGGATTGAGCAGCGTCCCGGCTGTGATGGTGGTTGTCGTGGCCACCGGCAGCGAAGGCGACTCGTTGAGGGGGTAGCCCAGCAGACGCAGGCCGGTGTTGCCGGCACGGTCAATCTCGGGGATGCCGACCGCCTGGTACTGCTGGCCGCCGAACAGCTGGCCGCCAGCGGTCTCAACCGCTTGGAACTTGCGAATGTTCAGGCGGTTCATGAACCACTGCGCCCCGAAGCGGTGACGCACCGGAAGAGCTGCCTCAGTCGCATAAGCATCGACTGCTGCGAGAACGCCCGAGCCAGCGCCAGCGACGGCGGTGTAGGCACCTGACGTACCGCTCACCGGGCCGACGCCGATGTTGGCGGCAGCGGTGGCACCGATAGCCATCGAGGACTCTTCCTCGTTGTCCTTGGCTTCCTGGATGAGCGTTGCCATCTCGGAAGCGAGGTCGGCCCGATCCTGGAACATCTCGAACGATGCCGTGATCTGGCCCTGGACGCGGGTCACGATGTACTGCGGCTGGGCGAAGGTCGGTCCCTGCTCAATCGCAGCTGCGGCCTCAGTCGTCCGTGTCGCGGTGACGGCGGTCGACGTGAGGGCGTTCCAGGTGTCCGTGCCGACGATGCTCACCACGCGGCAAACTCGGCGGTACGGGTTGACTGCGCCAGTCCACGAGCCGATGGCGATGACCGTCGGGTCGAAGGCGAACGGGACGGTGAAACCGCCTGTCGCATCCACGCCGACTGCCAGCGCCGTGCCGCGCTGCTCTTCGGGCGTCAGCCCGATCGTGCTGCCCTTCGCCTTGATGATCTTGTCGAAAGCGCGGAGGTAGACGGGCGAACCCGTGTACTTCATGCGTCGGGCGAGTTCCTTGTCAACGGAGTCGTGATGGTCGAGAAGGTCCGCGATCTTGTCGCGGCTGCGGGCCTCGTCGGCGACCTCCGGGAACCGCACCGTCTCGTTGATCCGCATCGCGTCGTCGCGGTACTCCTGCATCCGCGACTCGTAGCTGTTGGCCTTCGAGTCAGGGCTGTAGATGTCGCGCTCCGCCTTGCGGTTGATCTGGTTCGGCGCAGTCCGCTCGACCTTCTGCTCGTCTTCAGCGAACTTCTGAACGATGGCGGTGCGCTCATCCCAAGCCTTGATGTCGTCCTTCAGGCGCGAGAGTTCGGCCACATGGCCGTCCCACTCGGATTGCAGGCTCTCGGGCAGGACGCCGGTCTGCTCGGTGGACATACGCTTGAGCGCCTGCTCGAGCTCTGCCTGACGAGCAACCTTCTCCTCGCGGGTGACGTACTTGTCGTCAGCCGGTGGCGGGGCGATGGCTGTGGGCACTTTGGGTGTCTCCTTCTTGGCTACCGCGACGGGCGGCGTGGACGGGGTGCGGGCTACCTGCGCCGAGCGCATCAGCGCCTCGAACTGCTCGGGGTCACGGCTGCGCTTGTAGTAGGTGTCGGTGGTCGAACGAACGCCAGCCGTTGCGCTCGGGTTGGCGGGGAATGTCACCGGCCCGAACTCGTAGACGCGGGCCTGAGTGATGGTTCGTTCGGGGATGCCGGTCGGGTTGTACTCCGAGCGGCGGGGTGCCTTGTCCCACTGGTCGTCTTCGACCGTGAAGCGGAACGATGAGCCGTAGACGCCGGCTTCCAGCCCGGGCCGCAGGTCGCGGTTGTAGCTGGTGTCGAACATGTCGACGGTGTACGCCGGGCCCTTGGCGTCGGAGCGAAGGTCCGTGATGCTGCCGAGGATCTTGTTGCCGATCTGCGGGTCCTGGCCGTGGTCGTACAGAACCTTCATCTGGCTGCGGCTGTCGGCAATCGTGGCGTCGAAAGCCTGCAGGCTGATGCTCTCCAGGAAGTGGCCCTCGAGCATCGAGTCCACCTCGTACCACTCGTCAAACGTGGCGAAGTGGCCGACGAGCTGCTTGCCTTCGTCGCGTGTCTCAGCTGCCTCGGCGACGGCGCGCGTCACCGGGAAGGGGAGTCTCGCGGGCTGTAGTTCGCTCAAAAGACAAAACCTCCGTGTCAATCGGGGACACAGAGGTCACTAAGAAAGTCGGTATTCACGGCACGGCGCACGAGGCGACTGGCCGCTTGGTTATTTACGCTGCGATCAGATTACCACTCTCGTTGAGGGTCTTGCAACGACTACAGCGCAGGCGGTACGGCGTCGATGCGACTTCTGCCAGCAGACGATCGCAGCCAGAACAGCGGACCTCGCCTGCCTGTTCACCGCTGTTGAGCAGGGCCGCCGCAGGCTGGGGCGCTACGGCGGCGGGCTGCTCGGGCTTTGGTTGCTCAGTGTTGGGCGGCTGCAGCTGGACCGAGTACAGACCGGAGTGCTTCAGCCGCGCGAAGTCGTTGGCGGTTACAGCGTCGATGATCGTCTGCGGCTCG